GGCGGCACATCCGCCACTGGCACAGGCGACGGTGGACAAGGCAATCCGAGCCCGACGACTGCCGCGAGCGGCACCGATCCGCTCGCGGCCTTCCAGAACCTGCTCAGTCGCTCCTCCGACGCCGCGGCGCTGGCGCGGCAACTCTTCGATGAGAACTACCGCTACCGCGAGCAACTGCGCGAGGCCCAGCGCCAGATCCCCGCGCAAGGCACAGCGCTGCTCCCGCCCGAGCAGGCGCAGGCCTGGCAGCAGTACCAGCAGCTTGGGACACTCGCCGACGTGCAGCGTGCGCTCAAGGAGCGCGAGACGGCACAGGGCGAGTTAACGACGCTCAAGCGGGATCTCGAGCTGCGCGATGTGGCGTCGGCTGCTGGCTATTCGCTCGACGTGCTCAGGACTCTGGCCGGTGACCTGGCTTTTTCCGTCAAGGACGAACAGAAGGACGGGAAGCCCATCAAAGCCGTCTATGTCACGGTGGACGGCAAGGACCTCCCCGTCGACGTTTACGCTGCCGAGAAGTGGGCTGCGTTCCTGCCGGCGCTCAGGCCTACTCAAACGGGTGCGCCAGCGCTGGGCGCGACGAACCCGGCCGTCCGGCGCGGTGATCCGCCTGTCGCGCGGTTCGACCCCAAGAATCCGCCACGGTTGTCCAGCATCGAGTGGAAGAAGTAATCTCCGCTCACTGTAATCCCCCTACCACAAGGAGCCGATCCCCATGGCTGTCTCAACCAATGCGCTGACGATGGCGCAGTACGCCATCATGAGCAACTCCCCGCTGGTCCAGGCCATCACCTACAGCCTGATCCAGAACGGCAGTGTCATGGCCGACGACATCCCCTTCGTCGACAAACAGACCCTGATCGCCAACGGCGTCCGCTGGGAGGGCAACCTCCCGACGGTCAACTGGTCGCAGATCAACGCCGAAGGCACCTCGACCTCGGGCACGCCGACGCCGTATCAGGAGCAGGCCTACATCATCCGCAACGTGATCGATGTGGACAAGTTCCTGGTCTTGGACCAGAACCAGATCGTCGATCCGCGCGGCGCGCAAGTCGAGGCCTATCTCCGCGCTGTCACCTACGACTTCAACGACAAGTTCATCAACAACAACCACGTCTCTGGCAACGCTAACGCGATCGTCGGGCTGCGCGGGCGCATCGACAGCGGCTCGACCTACGGCGTGCGAAGTGAGAACAAGATCAACGCCAACGCGGTCGATCTCTCCTCGGGCGGCGTCTCGGCGACGAGCTTCGGCCAGTTCACGGAGTACGTCGACCAGTTGCTCTGGGCAGTCGACTCGCCAGAAGGCGAGGGGGTCGTGCTCTACTTGAACGAGGTCCTGAAGCGCCGCTGGGAGCGATACCTGCGTCAGTTCGCAGGTCAAGGCGGATTCAGCCAGGCCGAAGACCAGATGGGTCGCACCGTCTCGATGTACAAGGCCGCGCGCATCCGCGACATCGGCTACAAGAGCGATCAGAGCACGCGAATCGTCACGGTCACCGAGGCCGCGACGGGCGCAGATGGATCGAGTGTGCATACCAGCCTGTACGCGGTCAACTATGGGACCACGCACTTCTTCGGCTGGCAGTACGGCCCGATCGGCGTGGAGGATATCGGCCTTTTGGAGGCCGGCTCGATCTACCGCACCTCGATCGACTGGGCTGGCGGCGTGATGAACGCTTCGAACCGATCGATCGGGCGCGTGTACGGCATCAAGCTCTCGTAATAGGCCTCAGGTATCGGGTGTCTTCACAGGTGTCAGGTATCAGGTGTCGGGTATCAGGAGCAGTTTCCTCCTCCTGATACCCGAAACCCGAAACCCGGCACCCAGGACGATAGCCGATACCTGATACCCCCCCAAGGAGACCATCCAATGGCAACCGATGCCAAACTGGCTATGCAGGCGCTGGTCACCAAGACCGGCACGTTCAACTCGGCCGGCGTCGATCTCAAGGTTGGCGCGCCGCTGTTCGGCAACGTGCTCTGGGCGCGCATCCTCTACCTGAACGCCAACACCTCGTCGGGCGCGGGCGCGGCCACCTTCCGCGTTACCGAGTCGGACGACAACAGCTCATTCACCGGGATCTACCAGCCAACCGAGTGCTCGCTCACCCTCGCGACCACGGCGATTAGCGGTGAAATCTATGTTCCCATCGTGACGAAGCACCGCTACGTGCGCCTGGAGCTGAGCGCGATCTCAGGCACCGGTGCCACGATCGACTATCAGGCCGACATCGTCGAGGCGCGGCCGTAAGACTGAACGGGTGTCAGGTATCGGGTTCCGGGTATCGGGGGCCGGAATCTGCCCCCCCCTGACACCTGACACCCGATACCTGATACCCCATCACGATATCCGAGGGAATAGGGGCAATGGCTATCCGATCCGGCATGACCAACCTCATCGCACGCGTCAAATCGTTCTGTAACGGCGACACGACGCTGACGGATGACGACTATCAACAACTCCTCGACGACCATGCCATCGTCGTCGATAGCCTACTCACGCCACGTGTGCCGTTCTACGTTGAGCATGTGAGCCCTTTCGAGAATTTGGAGGAGGGAAGCGCATGCAAGATTTACTACGGCTACAACACGCTCCTCGTCGAGAACACCGACTACACCGCCGACTATCAGCGCGGCATCTTCACGACACCGGCCGCCAACTACCGCGGACTGAGGGTGCTGGGCAAGGCGTACGACATCAACGCCGCGGCGGCGGACGGGTGGGAACACATCGCACAGCGCTACAGCACAGAGTTCGATTTCGGCACGCTGGGATGGAAATACGAGCGCAGCCAGCAGATCGACATGTGCCTGAAGATGGCCGCGCGCTATCGCAAGAAGGCCTGGGCCATCAGCCACACCGTCGAGCGCGGCGACACGCCACCGCTCGACGGCCGAGATTGGCGTGAGGATGTGAGAAGGCGTGAGAAGGCCGGCTACACGCAGGGATAAACGATGGCGCTGCTCTCTGATGCGCAACTGAATAGCATGCGCGCGACCCACGCCCTTGGGCTTGCCGTCGTCGGCGTCGGCGGCGCCTCCTGGACCGTCACGCGCTCATCGGGCGACGGAATCACTGGGCCGAAGACGAGCAGCGCAGCGGGCACTGTGTCGGGCTACGCCTATGAGGAACAGCCCGATAAGGTGCAACTTCTGCTGGCCGGCACGCGCGCGAGCGTTCAGCCCTGGCGCTTCGTGCTCGTCAGCGGCACCTTGCAGGCCGGCGACGCGATCACCTCAGTGGTCGATAGCACGATCCGCTTCACGGTCCAGCAGCCGCAGCCGGGCATGCTGTATCCCACCGCGATTATCGAGCCGCTCGGGCCGCCTAGCAGCATCAGCGCCCCTGGCAGCGGCCCGATGCTCGACTTCAGTCAGGCCGGCAACAGCCAGTACCTCGGAGCAATCTAGCTATGGCGATGAAGGTCAAAAATGGCGACGGCGCCGATGAATATCTAAAGACGAGTGGCGCAGGCACGTCAGGCGATCCGCGCGTCACGCATCACAACGTCGATATGCTGCCTGCCGACCCGTTCGGCGCGAACGCGGATGCCGCTGTCGTCACCGATATCGCCGGCAGTATCAGCGGCAAACTACGCGGGATCGTGACGCTGCTCGCGGCGCGCCTGCCTACCCTCGTCAGCGGACGCATGCCCGTCGACGGCTCGGGCGTGACTCAGCCCGTGAGCGCGGCGAGTCTGCCTCTACCCACGAACGCGGCGGCGGAACACACAGCGGCCAACAGCCCACATGCGGCCCGTCTCTCGGACGGCACGGCGTTCTATAAGGCGACGACGCCGAGTGATACACAACCTGTAAGCGTGGGCAGCCTCCCCCTCCCCACCGGAGCAGCGACCGAGGCGACGCTGGCCAATGTCGCTCAGGACGGCGCGGCCATCACCGGGCAGAGCCTGGAAGCGGGCGGCAGTCACGTGCTGGGGTGGCTTGCAAGTATTCGTAAGGCGATCACCGATCGGCTGCCGGCTGCGCTTGTCGGCGGGCGACTCGACATCAATATCGGCGCATCCAGCGCGACCGTGCCTGTCAGCGGCACCATCACCGCAAATGCCGGCAGCGGCACGCTCGCGACCTCGACTGCTGACGGCCAGAACGCTGCCATCGGCGCGACCACGGATGCCGCAACTGCCAACACGGTCATTGGCCGCCTCAAACAACTCCTCAGCCGCTGGCCGGCCTCGCTCGGCCAGACAACCAGCGCGAACAGCCTCCCTGTCGTGCTGCCCTCCGATCAGACGGTGCCCATCAGCGGCACGATCAGTGTCACGGGCGCGGTCGATACCGAACTCACCACAGGCGACCTGGACAGCGGAGCGGGCACGGACACACGCGCGGTCGTCGGTTTGGTTCTGGCGGCGAGCGGCGGCGGGCAACTCGCGCCGGGCGACAGCGCCAACGGCATGGACGTGGATGTGACCCGTGTCCCGTCCGACCCCTTCGGCGCGAATGCCGATGCCCTCGTAGCGGCTGGCGCTGCGGGGTCGATCTCGGCGAAGCTCCGGCGGGCGACACAGAGCCTGGAAGACCTCAAGACCGCGATCGTGCTAGCAGCCTCAAGCGCCCGCATCGGCAAGGTCACGATCCGCAACAGCGCCGACAGCGCCGACATCGATCCGCTCGCCGAGTCGACCTTCACGGGCCGGATCGGCGAGGTGCAGGCCTCTCCGACCGCCAACACCGTGCTGGACCGCCTCAAGGCGCTCTTGACCGGCATCGTACTGGCCGCCGGCGACAGCCTCATCGGGCGCGTCAAGCTCTCCGATGGCACCACGGTGGCCACCGTGCGCGACCTGGCGGCCAACGACGCGCTGAATGTCGCGATCGTGGACGCGAGCGGGGGTCAGATTACCTCGTTTGGTGGGGGCACGCAGTACGCGGAAGACGCAACGCATGTCTCTGGCGACCTCGGTACGATGGCGCTCACCGTGCGGAAAGACACGGCCGCGGCGACCGCGGGTACGGATGGCGACTACCAACCACCTATCACCGACGCCAGCGGGCGACTGCATGTCAACGTCGGCGTGTCGGCGCTGCCGAGTGGCGCCGCGACTGAGACGACGCTCGGCGCGCGCCTCTCCGAATCAGACTTTGACACCAAGACCGGCAGCCTCACTGAGACGGCGCCGACCACTGACACGGCCAGCAGCGGACTGAACGGCCGCTTGCAGCGCATCGCGCAGCGCCTGACAACGCTCATCGGTCTACTACCCGCCGCGCTCGGCCAGACGACGAAGGCCAATAGCCTCCCCGTCGTGCTGCCGTCCGACTACCAAGCGCCGATCCTGCCGACGAACACCACGCCGACGCTGACGAGCGTATCGAGCAACAACGCCGACATGCTCGCGGCCACCGACGTGAGCAATTATCGGAGCGGAACACTCACGCTCACTGGCACATGGTCAGCCACCGTCAGCATCCAGGCCAGCACCGACGGCGGCACGACATGGATCACGCTGCATGCGTGGAATCTGGGCGCGGCGGTGTTTACGACCGGACCGACCAACAATAACTCCTATCTGTTTAGCCTCCCCGTAGGTGCGCAACTTCGCATCCGTACGACGAGTTACTCGAGCGGCACGGTAGCCGGAACGCTCGCGCTGTCGTCCATAACAACGCCGCTGGCCGATCTGTTTGCGATACTGGCGGTTTCTTCCAATAACTCCGACGGCCAGATCACACATCACCTGAACGATACGAACGCGAACGCGCGACCACTCGGAGTAAGCCCACATCTGTACGACGAGTCAGGATGGAACCGGCAGCGTGGCGTCGCCGCCCGCACGCTCCTCTCGTCCAGTGCCCGCACGACGACCACCAACAGCAGCGATCAAACGAACTACAACTGGCATGGCCTGCTGCTCGTCGTGGACGTGACGAGCGCCGGCACCGGCTCCATCACGCCGTCGATCCAGGTTAAGGACAGCATCAGCGGCAACTACAAAACCGTGTGGACCGCCGCCGCCGCCCTCACCGCCAACGGCACCTACGTCTACGCGCTGACTTCGCCCAAGCCGGACGCGGCGAGTTACACCGAGGTTGTCGGCCTGCTCGTGGGGCGCACATGGCGACTGGCGATGACGCACAACAACGCCAACACAATCACCTACTCGGCCAGTGCCGATATGGTGCTGTAGGAGGCAGACGTGGACTATATCCGCGCCACTGACTACGCGACGCTGCAGGATGCGGCAAACGCGGCCGCCGCGACCGCGCACAAGCGGCTGTACGTCCCGACAGGTGTCTACGCCCCGCCCACCGGGCAGACGAGTGGGGAGTGGGTCAGAATCTACGCTGACGATGTGCATCTGATTGGCGACGGGCCGCACAAGACCATTCTTCAGTTCCCTGACAATCTGGCGCTCTCTGGTTCGCTCTACGGCATCCGCGTCTATGGCAAGCGGGCGCGCATCGAGGGGCTCTCGATCTCTGGCGGCGCGAATCCGAGCGGCGCGGCGAACATGTACGGCGTCTCGGTCACATTCGGCGCTCGCGAATGGCAGCTTGCGGACATCGAGGTCGCCCAGATGTATGGCGCAGGGGTGGCTGGCGGCGCTTGCTTTGATTTCTACCAGCCGAGCGATTTCGACGGCGGCTATCACAACGGCTTTGCCGAACGCCTCGTCGCACACGACAGCGCGGCCGCGTGCGGCTTTGTCATCAACAGCCAGGGCAGTACGTTTCGAGGCATTCGGGCTGTGAGTTGCGGCGATACGAGCAATCGACACGGCGTGTACATCCAGGGTGGATACAACACCTTCGAGCGCGGCTATGCGGAGCGGAGCGGGGGGTGGAACTGGCATGGGTATGCGGCGGTGCCGGAGCGCGCGGCGTCCTACAACCGCTATATCGCCTGTGAGAGCGTCGATCCCCTGACCGCACATTTTATCGCCACCTCAATCAATGCAGGATCGAACAACCCTGATGTGCCACCCGGCACGCCGCTCAATCGTGGGGTGATACTGGACGGGTTCGTCTTTCGTCGCACCGCCAACGGTCCCGCCTGTAGCGGCGTGGGTATCAACGTGCCGGGCATGCTGAACGGGTGTGTCTTCGAGGATGCGCTTGGGCGCGCGGATGCGTGGCTGGGCGGAAATGGGCCATTGAACATTAACAATTGCCTCTTCCGCATGACGACCATGCCGCCGAATGGGAATGTCATCGGGATGGTGCTGGCCAATGGGGCGATAGCCAGCGGCAATCAATTCGTCAATTGGCTCGTGGGGCCAGCCATTCGCCCAGACGGGCTCTCGCGTATCGAGGCGAATATGATCGACATGGCCGGGGGGGTCGGCATCTATGTCAACGGCCCGGATGTCGTCGCGCGTGATAACACGATTCGGCGGCGCGGTGGAACGGCGATCGGCTACACCGGCACGTATCCCGGTGTGGATGTAGCCGATAACAAGATTGTCTGAGTGGAGCCAGCACCATGAGTCGAAAAACCACACCACAACCCGCCTACCTCACCGTCCGCACCGTCCGCACCGATGATCCGCGGATCGCGCTCGACGAGCAGGACGAACGACACCCCGGTGGCTACGTCCACTTTGCCCACGACGGCCAGGCCCACGAAGTCGGCGACACGCCGCGCGTGCGCGAGTTGTGTGCTACTGGCGAGATCGAGATCGTGGAGAGCGAGGATGCAAACCGAGGGGTTTGAGTCCATCTTCATAGACCTCGACGCGCTCGCGCCGCGCATCGTAGGCGGCGCCGTACGCGGCCTCATCGGCGCCGCCGATGAGCTGGCGGATGCGGCTCGGGGCAGCGGCGCCTATGAGGACCAGAGCGGCGCGACCAGGGCCGGCACGACCGCCTATGTCGTAGGTGGGAACGTAGACGGCAGCGGAGCGCTCGCACGCGGGGCTGCGGAAGTGGCGGCACGCAATCCCGGACACGAGTTCGTCGAGTCGATTGACGGCGGCGGCGAGAACGAGGTCGTCGTGGTGCTGACGGTCCCGACTGACTACGCCGACGATCTGGAGACAAAGAACGCCGGCGCGCATGCGTTCATCGGTCCAGCTATGACGAGCGGAGTCGGAGCGCTGCAAGCGGCAGCGCTGAGCGGCATCGCGCAGGAGCTATCTTGACATGGCCGGAGTCGACGTCCAGGCACGAACTGCGGATGTCTTCGCGCGACTGAAAAGCCACAGCGCGGGCACGGCTGTACGCGCAGCGCTGGGCAACGGCGCGAACAGCGTCATCCCGGCTGAGGACCTGAAAGCCAAACCGCCACCCGCCACACCGTTTCTTGCGCTCCGGGGCGGCCCGGTCGCAGGGGCCGGGATCGAGATGCGCATCCCTATTTGGACCTGGTACCTCTACGACGATGTGCAGGCGGGCTACTGGCGCGTCAACGGCCTCATCCCACTGATCGAGCAAGCCTACCCCCCGCAGGCGGTCCCCTACGGGCGAATCCAGGTCGTCGCTATTGGCGGCGAGACATCGGACCCGGCGCTGAACGGATTACTCGTGCGGACCGTGCAGCTCGCGTATTACACGAGAGGCTGAGACGGAGCGATAAAGCGCCTCTTAGCGGTAAAACGATAAAGCGTTAAAGCGTTAAAGCGCCTGAGATGCTGTACTGCGCCGATTGCTGACTGTTTTACCGTTTTGCGCTTTATCGCTTAGAAGCGCTTTACCGTTTTATCGCTTAAACAGGAGAACCATCATGGCAGTCGGAAGCTACAAGATCTACGACCTCACCGCTGCTGCCTTCCAGAAGGATGGCGGTAGCGGCACGGTCACCGACGTGGCGCTGGAGTTCACGAACAAGGTCGACCTCAAACCGGACGACGCGACGATCACCTTCGAGGGGGATGGGCAAACGAAGAAGGTCTTCATCACCACCGGGCTGACCGTCGAGTGCAGCCCCGACTCGCTGAACGTCGCCGCGATGGCCAGTCTCTTCAGTAAGAGCACGGTGACGACCGGGCTGCCGGCCAGCTACACCTCGGGCGTGTGGTTCGGCGAGGCGACGCAGACGGCGGGCAAGACGGCCGGCTTCTGGGTGGAGGCGAACGCGATCAAGGTCCTGAGTGGCGTCGAGTCGCAGGTCACGATCCGCATCTGGGTGCCACTCGGCACGCTGACGCTGGGGAATGCGCCCGGCGTCGAGACGAGCAAGAAAGCCGACAAGGTCATGCTGCGCCTCTCGGCCAGCCGCGCCACCAAGGACGTGGCCGGCAATGCGCTGCCGAGCGTGCCGACGGGCGGCGCGTACTACATCGTGCTCGAAAAATAGCTAGCTGGGTATCAGGTATCGGGTTTCGGGTATCAGGGGAAGGAATCTGTCCCCCCGTCCCCGCCACCCGATACCTGATACCCGATACCTGGAGCAGTTATGGCCCGCGAAGCCACGTTGACCCTGTCGAACGGACAGATCGCCCAGCTCAAAATGCCCAACCTCTACGCCCTCCTCGCGCAGGCAGGCCACATCCCGAATCCGATGATTGTGAGCGTGATTCGGCTCCTGGAGGGGACGGACGCGCTGGAGGACCGCGGCGAGTACCAGAAACTCGCCGGGCTGCGCGATTACTACCGCGGGATGTACGAGGTGGCCGCGCTCTGCCTCGTCAGCCCAGTGCTGCGCCTGGACAGTGAGCCGGCCGCGGGGGAGATCGGCCCGGAGGATCTGGCCTTCCGCGATCTGACCGACATCTACTTTAGCTTCTTTTTTTCCCCGCCGCCCGACGGACACGCCCGCCTCCGAAGGGTGGAGTCTGCTGGGCACGGCAGTGAGGAGCCTGAGGGGGCTGCAGAATTTGCACGCGATGGCGCAGAGCTACCAGCAGCGTCCGAGCAGCCTGCTGGGGCTGACTGACGACCCGTACGTCGCCTATTGCATTGACCAGGCGGTCCTCCTCGCCGGCTCGCACGCGAAGAGTGACGAGCCGAAGATCGTGCTGCCAATAGGATAAGGGGGTATCAGGTCTCAGGTATCGGGTATCAGGAGGATCGGCCTCCGGCCCCGACACCCGATACCTGTTACCCGACACCTCGGAGTGGTTATGGCCGGCGGCATAGAGGTCGGTAGCGCGTACTCGATCTACCGTCTCAACCTTCAATATCTCGGACAGGACACCGCCGCGGCCAAAGCGCAGATCCGCGAGCTGCAGGAGTTCGCGCAGCAGCAGGCCGCGCCGCAGATCCGGCTGCCCGCCCCCGCCGCACCAGCCAGCGGTGGGGGCGCTTCTCGTGGGGGCGACGCGGCAGCGCAGCTCGAGCGCGAGCAGAACGCCGCCTTGTCGCTCGCCCAGGCCAGAGCGCGCCTCGCACTCGTGGAAGGCGACGAGGCGCGCGCGCTCAGTGTCCTTCGAAACGCCCAAACCCAGAACACCGCCGCCAGTGAGCGCGCCATGCTCGGCGTCCAAACCCAGATCGCGCGGATCGAGAGCGGAAAAACGGCATTTCAGCAGTTCGGCGAGTCCGCGAAATCCTCCCTGCTCGGCATCGTCGGCCCAGCAGCAGCGGCGGGCGTGGCGATCGCCACCATCAAGAAGACGATCGACTCGTTCGGCGAGGCGATCAAGTTCAAGGCCGAGCTGGACGCGAGCAAAAAGTCGATCGATACGCTACTGCGCGGGGTGCGCGATAGCGGCGAGGTGTGGGCGGGCGCGGCGAAGTTCGCCAACGAGTACAAGCTCACGCAGGCGGAGACGACCGAGGCCATCCAGGCGTCTGTCCGCATTATTCGCAGCAGCAAGGCCCCGATCGAAGACATCCTTGGAGCGTTTGCACGTCTGAAGGTATTGGCTCCCGAGAAGACCTTCTCCGACGCCAGCCGCGCGCTCTCCGAGTTGCAGGCCGGCCAGGTCGTCAGCATCGAGCATCTCTTCAACGTGCCCCGCCGCGATGCGAACGCGATGAAGAAGGAGATCGAGGGCGGCGCGGATGCGGTCGTTGTGCTGAACAAATACCTGGACAAGACCGGCGTCACGATGGATGCGGTCAAAGCACAGACCACGGGCGCGATGGGAGCGATGAAGGACCTGGCACAAGCGGAAGAGCGGCTCAAAATCGCCCAAGCCAACTTCGCGCAGGGACCAGGGCTGGCCATCCTGAACGAGCGCATCAGTGTCACGGATGGGTTGACTCGGCTACTGACGGGCGACACGCAGCAGATGGGCCAGAGTTTCCAGCAGGCCGCACTGCAAGGGACCACCTCATTTCAGACGCTGCTCAGTGCGCTCGGTCCCATCGGCGGGGCCTTGCAGCAACTCGCCGATGCCGCGCACGCGCACCAGGCCGCCGCGCAGGGGGACGCCCAGCAGACCCAGCAGACCGCCGCAGTCACCGCCCAGAGCACCGGTATCACCAGCACCTACACCAACACCATCAATTTGCAATCGCAGGCCATGATCGACGCGGCGGGCGCCACCGAGAAGCACCGGCAGGCCATCGCTGCACAAACCGACGCCTCCGTAGCGCAAATCGAGAAGACCCAGGCCAGTACAGAAGCGGCGAACGCCCTCGCACAGATGCAGGCGGTCCTGGCGCGGCTCGCCGCTTCTGTGGCGGGCGGGCTGCTGAGTGACTCCCAGGCCGCGATTGTTCTGGCGAACGGATACGGGATCGCCTACGGCAAGGCGCTGCAACTGATTGACGCCCAGGCGGCGCTGGCGCGTGCGACAGCACAGGTCGAACACCAGAAGTTCGTCAACGAGAACCGCGACGACCTGCGGGGAAGCCGCGCCAACGCACAGGCAGCCAAGCCGCTTTCGTCGGACTTCCTGGCTGACCAGAAGCGCCGAACGGACGAACTCCGTGATTCAGAGGTCGGCCTGGCCAAGGCGCGCGGGGAAACAGCGAAAGAGACCGCGCTCCTCAGGCAAGAGCAGAGCCAATACGCGAAAGGCTCGGCGGAATGGAACAAGATCGAGGCGCAGATCCTTGATACCGAGAAAAGTAAGGCAAAGAAAGGCGCCGGAGGCGCCGCGAAGCTCTCCGACCAGCAGCGACTCAATAACCAACTCCTCAACCAGCAAGAGAAGGCGGATCAGCAGTTCGAAGACGCGGCCCTTCGTCATCAAAAGGCGCTCCTCAAGATCGAGCGCGACTACCAGGAGAAGAGTTTACAGCAGCAAAAGGCCAACGAGATCTCGAAGCGTCGCTCCCGTTTTGATTTCTACAACGGCATTCAAGATCTGGATACCAAGAGCCAGCAGGCACTCTCCGCCGAATACGAACAGGCGTTCGCCGAGAGCCAGCGGATCGCGCAGTCGGGTAATCACAAGCTGGCCTCGGAATACCTCAAGCTCCGCCAGGACCAGATCGCCGCCGACAAGGACTACTACGCCAAGCGCAAGGAGATCGAGGAGAGTGACGCCTCGAAGGGCGAGAAGGCCGCGCAACTGAGGAAGCTCGACGACTTACGCGCGCTCCGCAAACAGGCCGAAGCGGAAGAACTGAAGCAGCTCCAAGAGGGCGGGGATGCGATCAACAACGAGCACGCCAAACAACTCCAGGACGAGGCCGATCAGTATGCCGAGCAGACTGGGAAGATCGAGACGGCGAACGCACGCAAGGCCGAGTCCACGATCCTCTCAGCCGAGCGAGGCAAGAAGAAGATCGACGAGGAACGGCTGAGCGTCCAGGGCCTTGCTGGCGACTACGACAAGCTGGGCGTGGCCGCCCAGCGGCGCGGGCTTGCTTCTACTGGCGGAGCTTCTGCCTCAGCCCCAGACACCACCCCCCAGCAGCGCGCCCAGACGACCGCCGATGTGATGCGCGTGTTCGACGCCGCGGCGGTGGATGCGATTACCGCGCAGACGCAGATGCAATCGGCGAAGTTCGACATGCTCGGCGGCAAGCTCGACGCGGTAGCAGTGCAGATCGGGACCGTGGCCGATCGGGTGGGCGCGGTCGAGCGGGCAGTGCGATCGAGCGGACGGGCGATCTCCTAAGCGGTAGAGCGATAAAGCGCTAAAGCGATAAACCGGCTTTCGATCAAAGCCGTACCACATTGGCAGACGACGGTTTTAGCGTTCTGCGCTTTACCGTTTTATCGCTTAAGAGGGACCAATGCCGACTATCTCACTGAACGGGACCAGCTTCGCCGGCACGGTCTACGACCTCGACAGCGTGATCAAGGCGCCGACCGAGATGCCGAAATTGGAGGCGGAGAAGATCGGCCCCGTACTCGTCGGCGAGAACGGGGCACGCACCTATATCCAGTTCGGCCAGAAGAACAAATGGACGATCACCTGGAAGCGCGTCCCAGAAGCGACCAGGGCGGCGGTCAAGACCGTGTTCGATCTGACCACCACGTTTGCCTTCATCCACCCCAACAGCACCACGTACACGGTCCAATGTGAGCCAGGTGATTACACGGAAGAGTGCGATAGCGCGGCGACGCTGCCGAACGGCACCTACTACTACAACCTCACACTGGTGGTGCGACAGCCGTGATAGGTATCAGGTCTCGGGTCTCGGGTCTCGGGTCTCAGAAACGAGACTCCGGCTCCCGGCACCTGACACCTGATACCCGAGACCTGATATGAGTGTCAAGCTCGCCAGCAACAAGCTTGAGTGGTACCAGGGGGGCGCCTGGTACGACATTACCTCCTCCATGCTCGAGGGCGCCTCCGCCGAGATGGAGACGACCGGCAACCGCGCCAACGCGCTGGCGTTCGGCGAGGCAACCGAGCCGCGGGCGACGATCCCCGTCAAGGACGTGCTCTCCGCAGCCCCCTGGGAGAATATCCCGATCCGGCTGACTCCGACGCTGGATGGCTCGACGGCGCAGGTCTTCGGCGGGATCATCGTCAACCGCTCGCGAGATGTGGCGTCGATGACGTTTGAGTGCGCGGGCTGGGCAGAGCTGATCCGGAAGACCAGCAAAAGTATCTACAGCCCCGCCTTCTATCGCCGGCCGGCCGCGACGAAGACCACCGCGACGAGTATCGAGGACCCGAGCAGCGGCAGCTACGCAGGTGGCCTCACCAACTACACCTTCTGGCAGTGCGGCGGCCGGCCCTACGAACAGGCCGGCAGCTATCCCACGGCGACGTTTTATTACAGCTGCGACCAGGCCGTGCTGGCACCGACATGGAGCTGGCTCGCTGGAGAGGATGGCTGGGCCGAGCTGCTGAAGCTGGCGCAGGCCAGCGGGGGACAGGTTTACCAGGGACCGGACGGGGTCGTGCGCTACCGGCAGGTGCTGGGCGTTGCGGATCTCACGCCGGGCGCCAGCTTCGATGAGTCGACCTACAAAAGCATCGCCGAAAAAGCGGACACCGACCAGCGCTACACGAAGCTCACGTGCGCCTACATCCCGCGCGAGGCGAGGCCGCTACAAGAGGTCGTCAACGACTCAACTTTTCGTCTCGTGCATATCGGCGAGACCATCACCATCACGCTGGAGCCACAGTGGCCGCTCAAATCCTTAGAGCAGGCATCTGCAGGTCAGCTCAAAGCGGACACGATCACCGCGGTCTACCTCGACTCGAATGTCGTCGCGCAGGGCGGCAGCGGCTACACGCATACGCTGGTGGTGGACGCGCAGAGGGTCACCATCACCATCACCAACACGAGCGGCAAACCGTTCGGCATCTATGGGATCAAACTGAACGGCGAGCCGATTGTTGCTGGCGAGGCGGGCTCGGTCACCGTCGGCTCAGGCACCATCGTCGGCTCGGCGCTCGACGGCGATGCGGCCGTCTACATCCAGTCGGCGGAGGATGGTGAGCGGCTGTGTCAGATGGCGCTGGCGTTCTACAACCTCACACGGCCGATCTACACGCTCACTGACGTGGCGCACGACCCGAGTCTGGATGTCGGTGACGTGATCAGCCTCACGAATGCGCGCTATGGGCTCTCAGGCGTCGCGTGCGTGCTGCTGTCCATCAAGCTGGACCACGCCGGCGTGGTGGGGGAGTACGAGGTCTCGCCAGTGACCGGGCTGCCGAAGGCCTCGGACTTCTACATCGTCGGCATCAACTACACCGGCCAGACGAAGCAACTCGGCTATTGACGGGTATCAGGTATCGGGTGTCAGGTCCCAGGGATGGGACTCCGGCCCCCGATCCCCGATCCCCGATCCCTGACCCCTATGTCAATCGCCCTCCATCCCGTTCCAACCTTCTACGACAGCGTCGGCATGATCCTCTCCGCTGCGGATCTGCGCGCCATCCGCCGCAACGCCGCGATCGTGGATGGGCTGAGCTATCGGCAGATGCCGTGCTTTGACAGTTCGGCCGGCCTGGACACCTACACCGTCGGCTACTATCCGAGCTCACCGCCGTTTCGTATCTGGAACGGCTATTTCCGCTTCCGATCGGGCATGACCACGCTCACGATCGAGGGCTCAGCCACGCCGGCCGGGAGCGAGACGATTAAGGTGTTCCTGAACGGCTCAGGCACGGCCGCGGCGACCATCACGCCGACAAGCTCGTTCACACAGAACATCACCATCAGCGGCCTGGGCTACACCGATGGGCAGATCGTGCAAGTCGAGTTGCAGGTCCAGGGCAGCGCCTCGACCGCCACCGCGCGCTACGTGATCTACGATATCTACGCCAGCCCGATCTCGTTCGCCACCGCATGGCCAGGCGTGCCGACGTTCTCAGGCACCTACAGCGCGCTGAAGCTCAATCAGCTCTCTAACGCGGCGCAGTGGCTCTTCGATCGCATGGCGGCGACGCCGATCGTCCCCAACCTCATGATGCGCTATGCGCTCGGCAGTTTCGGGACGCTGCCGAACCTGCGCCCGCTCTGGTACGGGAGCGTGGGGCGCTACTTCTCGAATGACATCTTTCGCCTGTTCGGTGTCTACACGAACGTGACGGATGTGGCGCAGAAGCTCTATGTCTACATCAACGGCTCTCTCGCCTCAACCCTCGGCCCGTTCGGACCGGGCACGGCCACGATCTCCATTCCTGTCGCGCTGACTCACACACTCGGCACGCGCGTCGAGGCATCGGTCTGGGAGGAGACGATCACCCCTGGCGCAGTCCAGGCCGCCTGGAAGCAGAGCCGCTTTAGCCTCACCTACCGCTACTCGCAGGCCGATGGCTCTGGCTACCCCTACGCCACCATGCCCGCCGACTTTTCGCCGGCCGTGAATATCAGCGCGGCGACGCTCGACAGCCGCCTGAATGCGCTGGCCACCGTGCTGAACAATACGAAGACGCGGATCGATAACACGCCGAACATCTGGAATCGGGCGCGGGCGGTGCGTAGATGGTTCGGCAAGAACGGCGAGGATACGCAGGGGGACTTTGACGCGCGGGCGCGGCCATTCTTCGCACGCCAGGGCTACCGCCTGGTGGTAAAGGGCAAGGGCGTGTCGATCGGCTTTGGGCCGATTACGGTGCCCTCTGACCCCCAGAAAGGCCCACAGTACGACGCGCACACCTACGGGAAGACCGAGAGCGTCATCGACGGGGATAAGGTGGACACCAAGACCGTGTATCTCGACAGCATCGACGGCCTGGTGCCGGGCACGACCTACCAGCTGGTGGGGGATGTGCAGTACGCCGAGGAATTACTTTCGTAATGCGTAAGAGCAAGCCAGTCACCCGCCTCGACATCAAGGCGCCCATCAGCGTCGGGTCGAGCACCATCGACACCGCTGACAGCCCCGCGCCGCCGGCGTACTCTTCGGTGCCGCCGCCCGATACGATCGTGCTCAGCACCTCGATCGTCTACAGCTCGGGCACGCCACTCGCACGCATCAGCGCGTCGTGGAACGCGCCCCCCGCCGCCGATCCGGCCATCACAAGCTACTACGTGCAATTCAGCACGTCCAGTAGCTTCGTAGACAGCCAGACGTCGACCTACCCCGCACCAACCAACAGCCTGGCGATCGACGTCTTCAAGCCGCTGACGACCTACTACGTGCGCGTGGCCACCCGCGTGAACGGCGTACTCTCGGATTGGTCCCAGAGCGCCAACATCGTCACCGCGGCGGATCTCTCGGCGCCAGGGCTGCCCACGAGTGTGACGGCCGCATTCGTCAACGCAGGCGACCTGCTGATCACCTGGACCAATCCGACCGACGCCAATTTCCGGGATGTCGAGATCAAGATCTATGAGTCGTCATCCAAGGTCACGCTCTACTGGACCAGCTACAGCGCAACCGAGCGATTCGTCTTTACGGCCGCGCTGAACGGCCAGGCGACGAGCTATGTCTATGATCCGTCGCTCTATGTCGAACTGCGCTCGCGCTCTTGGGGCGGCATTTTCAGCGGCGTGGTGAGCGCGTCCGCAACCAAGGCCGTGCCTGCCACGCCGACGAGCATCAGCCACTCGTGGAGCGGGGACACGGGTACGGCCGGAGCGGACTGGACGATCTCTTGGGCCGCGGCTGCCGATGCGGCTGTCTACCGCCTGAGTATCAACGGCCTCACCGCGCGGATCATCGGCGGCACGCGCTACACCTACACGCTGAGTACCAATATCAGCGACAACACCAGCGCCGATCCGACGCTCTCCTATAGCCTCGTCGCCGTGGACGCGCTCGGCCAGGCCTCGACAGCCGCGACAGGCACGGCCACCAACGCCGCCCCCCCGACGCCAACGGTGACGCTCACGGCCGGCTTCTCGTTGCTCGTGGCGGTCATCGGCGGCACCAAGGCGGCCGATTTCGACGGGTACGAGTATGTGTTCAAGCTCGGCGGCGTCGCGCAGCGGACGCTCGTCTCGGCGGCCAGCGAGCAACAGTACGAGGTCACGAGCGACGGATCGGGAAGCTGGACAGTCGAGGTTCGCCAGCGCGATGCCTTCGGCCAGTATTCGAGTGTCGTGGCGAGTAGCGCGGTCGTGGTGGACGCGCTCACGATCGGCTACCTCCGAGCGCTCGCGAAGTACACCGACGACCTGGGGACAGCCTCAGCCACGCTGGACGCGCTCAAAGACGGGAATCTGGCAAGCGGGGGAGTGACCTACTCGGCGTAGTGTGCGCAAGGCGCGAGGGCCAGTAGCGATGCCGGGGGAGGGGGCGTGGTAGGCAAATCAAATCTCTATCACCCGCCCCGATACGATGCGCGCGAAGTTCTTGGATCGTATAGGGCTCGCCATTCGCGCTTTGATGCCACAGTGTGAGCGAGGAAGCCAGGAGGCGCTCTGGAAAGTCAATGCGCCGTGTATAAGAAGACAAGGCAAAGGCGAGAATAACACACTGGTGGGTATATTCGGTGAATTGCCCGTCAACAGTCGGGCCTCCGAACACGCGAACATCATCGTCTGGGGCATTGTTGACCTTGATGAATCCCTCCGCTGTGCCGGTCACCGACAGCGTGAGTCCGCACAGAAAGACGGTACGATCGATGCCAAGCGAAAAATCAATCTCTGTCCAGTGCCTCATGGTAGCGTTGCTCCCTTCTCTCGGTCGTCAGCGTAGGACTGAAACAGATCGCCGAGTTGCATAACCGCAGCAACGAGGAGATCGAGCGCCTGCTGCGCATCCTCTGAGCGCATGAGCAGATCGCATGCCTCCATGTGCCGCTCAAAAAACTCGTGGCATTCGGGGGTGCGGCCTAGTGCGGGGCAATCTCTGAGCAGGATGTTGGCGGTCTCGATAAGCGCCGCATACATTCGGAGTTGGCTGCCACGACGCAGCCACCGCGCCGCTATCGTCTCTTCGTCGTCCATAGACTCATTCTAGCACACTGAGCTATCTGTGAAATTCTCAGATCTCCGCGACAACTTCGACGACAACACCCAAGCTGCGGCCTGGTCAGACTCCTATGCGCTCGGCAGCGCGACGAAGGCCGAGACAGGCGGGCAGGCCGTCTTTACGCTGCCATCCTCCACCGCCGGCACGCACGAGGCCGCCTATCTCAGCGGCGCAGCCTACGACCTCACGGGCGAGGCGGCGAGCGTGAATGTGCCGACGATGGTCGCGACGGGCGTGGCCGCCTACGCCTTCTTCCGCCTGCGGATCGACACGTCGAACTGGCTGGACTTCTTTCAGCAATCAGGCACGCTCTACTTCCGCAAGGTCGTCGCCGGCGTGACGACCAACCTGGCGAGCGTCAGCTATTCCAGCAGCACCCACCGCTGGTGGCGGATTCGCGAGGCATCGGGCACGATCTTCTTCGACACATCCACCAACGCCAGTGGCGGTGCCTCCTGGACCAACCGCGCGAGCGTCGCCAATCCGTTCGACATCACCGCGCTCTTTGTCACCTTCGGCGCGGGCTGCGGGAATGTGGCCTCGCCCGGCTCGGCGAAATTCGACGACTACAACGCCATCAATGGGTTGACCACCGCCTGGCACTGGACCAAGCAGCAGCGCCCGCTGATCGACCGCTACCGCACGCTGACGGCCGCCACGACGGGCGGGCAGTTCTATGTCGGGACCTCGACCGACGACAGCACCTACACCTGGTGGTCAGGCCCGCTTGCGGACGACGGTCGCACGCTGACGAGCCAATCAAGCGAGGTCGCGGCGCAGGCAATGGCGATCAACTTCGGTGCCGCCCAGCGCTTCGATCTGCCTTCGCAAACCGAAGCGCGCTTCGTCAAGGTCGGCCACCGCTCGATCGTGGCCGCGACGAGCTACCGCGTCGACGAGCTGTATGCCAGGCGGCTTATTCAGTCGGACGATATCGAAGCCGAGACGATTAAGGCGATCAACATCGCGGCGGGGACGATCACCGCCGACCGAATTACCGCAGCGTTCACAATCACCGGCAAGAAGATCCAGACGGCCGAGAGTGGCGCGCGGGTCGTGCTTTCGGGCGACACCTACGGTGGCCTCATCGGCTACAGCGCGAGCGACACCTATGATCCGTCTGCGGGGACGGGGACCTATCAGATCCTCTGGAAGCAGACAGACGGAAAATTCTACTTCGGCGCCGGCGGGGGCATGCTCGACGCCACGGGCGTCAATTTAGATGCGACCTCGACCACGGCGCAATACATCCGCTGGGGCCGGACTCTGGGGGCCTCGGATGCCGCGGCGGTCGGCGGAGCGTCGAGCGGCGGGCTGAACGAGCTTTTTCTCTCGGCGCGCACCTCGGGTGGGAACACCAGCCGCGTGTACATGGAGGTCGCCGACGGGACCTACCAGGCGTATCTCGACGAAGCGACTGCGACGTTCCGCGTCCAGGCCGACACCTCGGCATTCACCGGCATCATCAGCGGAAGCGATCAGATCCGGTCGGCTGTGAGCGACGCAGGCACGACGACCGCAGTCGCGACCTTTGTTTCGCGCCACCGCACAAGCGGCACGGCAGCGGCCGGGCTCGGCTCGAAGCTGACCTTCCAGGCCGACAGCACGACCACACAGGACCGCGACCAGGCGCTCGTCCAGGCCGTTTGGGCGACGGCGACCGACGCCAGCCGCAAGGCCCGGCTGCTGCTCTATGTCAGCGACACAGCGCTCAGGGAGGGGATGCGCATCGAGGCGAGTGGCTCGGCGCCGCTACTCGGCTTTTTCGGCGCGGCAGCGGTCGCACAGCAATCGATCGGCGCGGCAGCACCCGCAGGCGGAACGGGCACCGCGGCGGGGGGATGGGATACAGCCGCGCACCGGGACGCGGCAATCACGCTGTTGAACAACATCAGGACAGCTCTCCTCAACCTCGGATTGTCTGTCTAGGAGAAACGCCAGTGATCGAGCAGATACAAAAAGAACTCGTCGCGCTCGAGCTCGAGCGCGACGAGTTCATCAAAGAAGTCAACCAAGAGATCGTCTTTCGGAATGGCCAAATCAGCGGCCTACGGCAACTCATGCAGAAGCTGCTGGCGCCAACAGAAAACGCCGGGCCGTCCAACTCCGAGGCTGAGGAACCCAGCGCGACACCGACCTAGGTGCGGACGAGTAGCGGCAACCACACACAGAACTCGCCCTGCGTGGCAATCGCCAGATCCGCCGCCTCACCATCCGGGTAGGCCTCGGCGAGCGCCGCATGGACCGTGCTGACAAGCGGCAGGCCCGCACTCGCGCAGCTGCTCCGCGCACTCAAGCGAACGACCATCGGGGCGCTCGCCGAGGCGACCGAAAGGCAGGCCACCACGTTGTCGCTATCTCGCCAATCGCAATTTCCGGGGGATGTCTCGGCACTGATGATCGTGAGTCGCGGATCGATAGCGATCCGTACTACGACATCGCCAGCAGCGGGATCGGTGCGGCGCGCGGTGATCGTGTAGTCGATCACCTCCCCTTGCCCGACTCGTGGTGCGCTCGCGGTGACCGAGAGGCTGATCGGGGCAGGCTGAGCACGCACCGCGCTGCCTAGTAGCAGCAGGGCGACGACGAAAACCAGGATTGTTCGCTGCTTCATTGGATGTTCCTCCACTCTTATGAGAGACCATCCTCTCGTGTTTGTTCACTTCAGTAAAGGAGCCCATCATGATCAGCCCCGCCAAAGTCCCCCACCCCTCGACGGGCACCTACGTCGTGCTCAATTTCACCCAGGCCGTCCCCTACCGCGCCTCCGACGGCTGGCTCTATTTCGCCTTGTTCGGCAAGCGCAAGCTCGGCAGTATGTGGGAACAGGGCGCGATGGTCTGGCGCTGGCGCCTCGGCGTGGTCGAGGATGTCTCGCCGCTGCTGCACGGCGCGCTGCCGAGCGCTCGGGGAAACGCCTACCCGGACACGCACCCGCAGATCAACTGCATGTGCATGATGGCAAACCAAGGGAATAATGACACTGACGGGTGCGATGTCTACTGGCTGCCGATGCCGAATTGCCGGGTGTAGGGAGCGGCGGCGAGCGCATCGTGTGTCAGCATTGATTCTCCCCAGGTAGCAAGGTGACAGGGTGACACAGCGCGGCCCCGGTCCTCTGAGGACCGGGGCCGCGCTGATTCTAGGCTTCCACCGCAATCGGCGCCGGCGCGAGCTCGATCGTGTGCTCGTCCAGCCACTCGGAGAGCCAGCCGTCGAGCAGCCGCGCAGCCTCGCTCGTCTCGGGCATCATCCCATACCAGACGCACGAGACAACCCACGACTCGATCGGCGGTATCACGCTAGGTCGCACATCGCGGTAGCTCAGGCCGCGCTCACGTGCGATGATGCCGAATAGGCAGTGCATGCTGGTCCGGCCGTCGAAATCGCCGCGTTGCACGGCGTCTCGCACGGCGGTGACCTCATGCGGCGCGCAGTCGGCAAGGACGGCCTGCAGGCTCTCGTGCGCAGCAGCGGTGCTCGGGACGAGGCGGCCCCGCATGGCGGCGAGCCGCTGAAAAGACGGGTGTTCCGCCACCGCTGGACAGGCCGCGAACGCTCGGATGATGGCATCCTCCAGGCGATCGAGCGCGGCAGAGTCGAGACGAACCCGGAGCGTGATTGTGGACATGGGATCTCCTTTCTGATAGGACTCGAATAATACGAATGCGCAGCAAATCGGGGAGGGTGCGATCATACCTCGATCCCGACGCTCAGAAGCGGATCATCGCCCTCCACCGCTTCCTGGAAGTAGGTGCTAGTAGAGGGCTGTTGAACGTGTGTTGAACGTTCGTTGAACAACACTCCAAACAGCGCCGCTCGCAGACGTGCATCTGTGATTTTTCCCAGCACCGCACTGACCTCGTCTGCAAACGGCGATACGTCTGTCCCGGCGGCATGAAGCCCCAGGACAAGTAACGCGCGGGCGACAGACGAGGTGTCCCCTGCGCGATCACATCGATCGCGCAGGGCTTTGCTCAGCCGAAAACCAAGCCTATCATCGCGGCCCACGGACCCGGCTCCTTCTACCAAAGGGCGATCCGCCCGGACGATAGTCATAGGCGCCGTCGCACTTACGGCTATTGCATGTTCTGCAGAGCGGCTGGACGTTCTGTATGTCATCACGCGGGCCGAGCGGGTCGATATGGTCCATCGACAGGTTGCGCGGACTTCCACAAGCAAGGCAACGGTCATGGTAGTAGCGACACAATTCTCGCCACTTTTTAGGGGTGATCGAACCAAGCAACACCGGCAACTCCTGCGGAAGATCGTCTCGCCAGATGCGCGGATATGGCAGATCATGCACCTGGCAATAGCGCTTCCAGATGGGGCGCCAGCGCACACCAAGCTGGTACACCATATCCTGAAGCCGAGCATCAAGATCACCCGCGTTATTAAAGATCGATACCCCCACATCATACAGTTCGCTCAGGTCGTATCCTGTGGCTTCAAGGCCAAGCAGGAAGATAGCCTGTGCGGACTGGTCCGACAAATCGAATCGGGCGGCTATATCGATTATGGTTTGCTCCCCGTTCACTGCCCACCCCCGAGCCTTCTCGCCAGCCGTGCGTAGCCTCTGGCGATCGCGAGTTGCGGCTCGACAATGACCTCAGCCTGAGGGAAGCGCCGCGCTATCGCCTCGACGAGTTGCGGCACTTCCGCACCCCCGCCGCCGATCAGCACGACATCCAGCCCCGCCCCACTCCCCCACGCCTCGACGAGGCGAGAGGCAAGCTGCTCCCCGTTCTCGATCAGCGGCCGATCCCATCCCATCGGCAGTGCGGCGAGCCGGCCGCCCACGCGCAGCGCCCCGTCACGCACCGCCTTGTCGGCCTCGACCATCCCCAGTTCGCGATCGAACATGGTGGCGAGCTGGCTACGGACCTGCGCGAGCGGCTTTGACGTGCCGAGCTGCCACGTGTCGAGACTGGCCGGCACGGGCACGAGGTTGCGGATGACGGCGATATCGACCGTGAGATGGCCGATATCGACAATCCCCACCTTCCCGCTCTGTAGCGATGCGTCCCCCACGATGCGGCCGTTGTTGTCGAGCAAGAGGCTATAAATCAAGCCCAAAGGCTCGGGGATGACCTTGATCACCTGATACGCCGTCGCCTCCCTGAGCCGCTCGCCCAGGCGCCGCGCAAGCTCGCCGTCCGTGGCCCACGACGCCGGGAGGCCCGTGACACAGATCCCGCTGGCCGCCCCGTCGAGGTAGCCGAAGCGGTCGAGCGCGCCCCGCAGCAAGGCGGGGATGAAGGCGGGGTCGGAGAGGCGCTGCTGGCTCAGGATCGTGGTGGGGCTGCCAGCCAGCAGCGCGTCGTCGCCCGTCCAGTAGCGCGTGCCGCCGATATCGACGCTCGCGGCCTGCGCCAGACCGCCAGCGACAGCGTGGCTAGATCTGGCGATCTGCGAGGGGAAGACGACAGCGGGCAGCTCGGCTCCTTGAGCTGTGATGACAACATATTTCACATATCCATGGCCGATATTAGGTCCATGCCCGGCTATCATGATGGGCTCCTTTCACTGTGTTGGCTTACTGATCGGCGTCTGATGCATCGAGTCCACGATCGCCTGATCTGTCATTTGATAGCGCCAATCGAACACGCCGTGAATCGGCGCATCAGCGGGCGCCGCCGTCGGCGTAACGAGGCCGCGCCGCACCTCAGCCGCATGTTCCTCGGCGTGCCGCTCGGCGACCTCCTGGCTCAGGCATGACGCGCCCATAGCCGTGCCGATAATGCGCCCCGCGTCGTCCTTGACCTGCACCACGACCTTGTACGGCGCGGCATCGCGCTCGGCAACCGTCTGGCATTCGTGTGGTGCTGAGGGCTGAGGGCTGAGGGCTGGAGGCTGGAAGAGTGGCGCCGGGGTCGGTTGCGCCGGCGCATCGGTCGGAGGCGCCAGATCCGGCAGACTGTCGAGACCGCACGGGTACCGGGTATCGGGGACCGGGTTCCGGGAGCCGGGCGCCTCCCCCGACACCTGACACCCGATACCTGACGCCCCCTCCGGCCAGCGCACCCACACCGCAGCACCGTTCGCGAGCCGGAGCTGCAGCCAGTCACGCGCGATGCGGGCGACGGGCACAAACCGCGTGCCGGACTCCAGCGCGGTGGCGCTCGACAGGTCGCGCGGGTCGAAATAGGCCACCGTCGCGGCGCCCAGCGGATAGCCGAACGGCGTGGCGACAGGGGAGGGCGCCGCCGTAGGTGCCCCGATCGGGGTGATAGACAGGGACACAGCCCCGTCTTGCGGGGAAGCCCCGATCCGGCTGATTCCGATGATCAGCACGAGCCCCAGCAGGAGCCCCGCCGCCACCGCCGCGGCGATGGCGCGTCGGCTGAGCGGCGCTGCCTTGCTCGCTGCCGGCGCTGACTGCTTCGGCGATGGCGGTAGGAAGGACGCGATCCGGCCATCTGGCGCAGGCAGCGCCGCGGCCTTCTCCGCTGGCGCTGTCTCACCTTCTGTCAACCCCTCCCCATCAGGCGGAACCACCATCACGAAGCCGCGGGCATCGCGGTCGGCGTCAGTAAACTGTAGCGATGCCATTACGCCACCTCCCGTTCTGTCCAGCGCCACTGGCCGCGAATGTTCCCCTTCGTTATGACGCCGTCTTCCTCCCATTCCGCGAGTACGTCGCGCGCGGTGCGCTCCTCGACGCCAAGATGCGTGGCGAGTTTGCGCGCCGTTACGAATGGCTGCAACGCTTCAAATGCCGACTCGTACTCTTCCGCGTAGCGCGGCGCCCCGCGGCGCCCCGCGGCGGGGCGCCGCGGGGCGGAACGGGGAATTAACGCTTCTGGCGCTTGATTCTCGTCCACCACCTCACCCCGCAGGACAGGTGTACCGTTCACGAGTGCCGCGCGGATCTCTCCATAGCGCTGCGTAACGAGCGGATCGTTATAACTCGGCAGCGCATGCTCGAGTCGCGCATCCTCGTCGAGCGTGTCGGCGATGTCGAGCATCAATGCTCGCTCGGCCTCATGGAGCCCGATCAACATGCCGGCGACATATTCCCGCTGTTCGGCGGTCGCGCTGTCCAGGCCGGCCTTGAGGATATTCAGCGCACGGCGATAGCTGGCCTTCGCGAGCGCGATGTCTTGCTTGTGCGTCATCTTGAGGCGTTCGACCTGGTGCGACTGCTGGACTTCCGTCAACCAAATGATCGGCGTGCCGTAGTTGCTGGACCAGGCCGGCACGACGACGAAAAAGATTGTGGTCATGGCAGTGAGCGCGTAGACCAACATCTCATCAGCGGTGATCGGCCCAGTCGCGGGGTCGATGACACCGACTCGGCCACGCCACCAATTGACGAGGATGTAGAGCGTGAAGCCGACCAGAAGGAGGCAGGACCCACCCAGGAGCCAGAAGCCCCAAGCCGAGCGGCGGACCTCCTGAAGATACTGTGCCGCGGCGGTGTGGGGGAAAATCGCCGCACACAGTGCCGGCATGACCACAGCGCAGCAGAGCGCCAGGATGAGGGCGAAGGCGGCGAGGAAGCCGCCCGTAACGAGGGATTCGAGTGTTGCGGTGTTCTGTGGGCTCGTGAAGCTGGGCTTAACGAAGCCCCAGAGCACCCATGCCCAAAAGCAGAACGCAGCGGCGAGCCCGAGATCGCCCGCGAACTGGACCAGGCCGCCCGAGCGGTTCGCGTGGCGGGCCTGGCGATAGGTGGCCTCTAGCGCATCCAAGATAGCACCTCCGTTCGAGTTGTCGAGCAGCGGTGCTTTTGCTATGCTTGCACCGCCGCCATTGCTTCTACCAATGGTGGCCACCGGCCAGGCGGAGCAGCACCGCGCTGGCCGGACCTGTCGAAACGCTGAACGACGAATCTTTTAACCTTCGTCGTTCGTCCTTCCGCCTTCTCCCTTCAATTTCTCCCGATAGGCACGGAACTCCTGGAGCAGCGCCGCCCGCTGCGGCAGACTGAGTTCCGAGACACCCTCCAGCCAGGACATCACGAACCCGTCCGACTCAGCCTCCCCTGCCGCTCCCAGCAACTGCAACCCGATCTCCCGCGCCTTGCCGACCGGAAGCTGGACGACCGGATTCGAGACGGCGAGCGAGACGAATGGCTGCCCGGTGTTGAGGCCGAGCCCGCTGGCGACCTCGATCTCGTCGTAGGACGGCGCGGCGAACGTAATTTCGAGAGCCTTCTGCGCGCGCCTGACGGCCTCGTGATGCGACCGACTCTGCGTGATGGCTTCGAGCTGCGCGCGGTAGTGCGTAGCCGCGCTGATGGGGTCGGTGTTCATACGATGCTCCTGTTCATCAGGTACCACCGCGAGAAACGCGGCGCGCGGAAGTGCCGCGAGCGCCGCGCAATGGAGCGATGCCGCGCCGAGTCCAACTCAGCCTCGACGAGGCGCACCGAACTCTGCCCGGCTGGTCGCCTGAGCCTGCGCCAGTAGACGAGTTTCCAGATATCCCGGTCCGGCGGCGGATAGGGATCGTAGTCGTAGCTGTAATACTCGCGGAGCCAGTGAACGAGCGGCCAACAGGCGGTCACGGCGCGGCGGTTCTGCCCGATGCGGCCAGCGAAACGCTGGCGGTCGTAGCCCCAGTGGATGGTACAGCGCCCTATGGTCGTGTAGCCGCCGATCGGGCTCGTGTGGTGGCGCTTGAGCGGCCTCATGACTTTTTCTCCTCCACCGTAATCTCTAGCACGCGCAGCAGTTCGGCTACGCCCCGATGGTAGCCTCCCCATATCTCGTCTGAGATGTGAGAGCCCCTGCGCTCGCTCTCAACGTCCCCTTGCGGCGTGCTGTCGAGCAGCGCCCATGCCGCGCGTTCGATGGCCTCCAGCGCCTTACGGTGGCTCTCGGCGAGCGTGAGCAGGCCGAGCAGGCGCAAGTAGTCGTCGTAGGTGATTGTTTTCAAGTTGACTCCTTCCTATAAGCGGCAGAGCGGTAGAACGGTAAAGCGTTGCTTTATCGCTTTAGCGTTTTAGCGTTTTTCCTGCTCCTTCCTCTCCACCAACAGCAGCGCATCGGCGTAGCCGCCCTGCCAGCGCGGATCGGCGGCGACGGAGAGCGCGATGCGCCGGCGCTCGACCTCCATCTGCTGTTCATAGT